CGTCCCATACGCTTTATTGATCTCACGCGCCTCAACAACCATATTCGCAAATTCATGTGTATGATCTGTAAGGAAATTCTTAGTAAATGAAGGCGCACCGCGATCCGTTTTGGGATAAGGGATAGATAATTTATCGAACGCTTTTGCCAGTGATGCAGGAGCCCAGATTTCGACGTCCGTTCCCACCATTGTTTTGATTCGTTTGAGAAGATCTTTTTCACGTTTCATTAACTCCTGTTTGGTCCGTTCAGCGCGGTCCACGTCTACTCGCACACCCTTGTAGGTCATATCAACCAGATGCGGCAACAGACGTGTCTCTAAGTCGTGTATCGCCCACAAATCTTCTCGATTCAAGACGGTTTGAAAGTATTGCCACAGTTCTAATGCCAGCTCGGCATCCACCTCGGCGTAAGGTCCAACGTAAGTTGCAGGCAGCTTCCACATCTCACCCTTTGGATCGACACCAAAGTCGCTTGCGGCTTCGTTCAAAAGCTTTTCGGACTTGGTTTTGCCCAGATGGTCGTAGCAAAGCGCGTTCAGGCTGTAGCTGTAGCGGTTTTCGTCCACCAGTGCGGCGGTCATCATGGTATCGATAATCTTGCCGTTGAGCGTGAAGCCCTCGCGTTTGATCCAGCCCGCATCATACTGCGCGTTGTGCATGACTTTATCTGCAGGCGTCTCAAAAACCTTTTTAAGCCACCGAGACACAATCTTTTTGTCCAGATTACCCCCACCTAAATGGTTAACAGGCAGGTAGCCCTTCCATCCTTCGGTTGCAATGGCGTAGCCGACCACCTCTCCGACGCCACGTGCCCACCCTGGGCCGTGCGTTTTGAGGTCCGGGTCGCGTGTTTCCACGTCAATGGCAATGACTTTAGCGTCAGATAGATCTGGTAGCTCGATCGGCGGCACCCATTCCGTTTTTGGCGGGAACATTGCCATCTGTAGCTTTTTATTCATTTTAACTTCTCCAACCGCTCAATCTCCGCCTGCGCATAAAACCGGATCTTTTTGGCATCGCGGAGCATCTCACTGTGCTCTACTTCGCCGTATCGGTAACAGGCTCGAAAGATTTCTCCTATTTGAGCATTCATGTTTTTATTACTGATTAAGTGCTGTAGTTCAGTCGCCCCTTCTGGCAACTCGTAATACTTAGCAGTGCTACCATCTGATATCGTTTTCATATTCCAAAGAAACTCCTCTCGAACTCTTCTGGCGCCACTAAAAACAGTGCGTTTTTAGCCCGAGTCACCGCTACGTAGAAAACCCGTAGCAGATCATCGACAGCCTGTTGTGATTGTGTGTTCTTAATTGCCGCCCAACTCAGGTCGGTATATAGAATGACGCCATCGGCTTCGCCGCCCTTTGATCCGTGAATCGTGGACAGAGTAATCCGAGGCGTGGCATTGAACTTTTCTCCCCGACGGAGCGCGGCAGTGATGTATGCACGGTCTACTTTGGGTAACTTATCCATAGCTTCGTGCCATATCATTGATTTATCTACAATTAATCCACACTCCTTGACTAAATCGTCGTATGAATATGTCCTGGAGTCGTCAAAAGCGTACTTTTTATACCCTTTAGCTATACCCGAGTCGTTGCCACTAATGTAGCTATAGATTGCTTTGGCTGTATCTGCCGCAATCCGATTACCTTTGGACAGTTGTGTCCAACCGTTGATTGCTAGACTAATTTTCTCTGACACCGATCGTTTTCCGTTATGGTAACGAAACAGGTACCCCATGCTCTGCAAAGCCTGCTTAGGTTCTTCAAGCATGTAGCGCGTTTGCGCTAGTACGAGCCACGTTCCGGTACTCATGTCGATGCCCGTCATGGTTTCGACGTGGTTAACCGACCCCACAGTGTTGGGCTTGTAGCCGTAAGACTTGGTATACCGGCTGTGTATACGGTTGGATATGGATTCTGCGTACTGGTGAATGGACAACGGCACGCGGTAGGACTGCTCTAACACTTCGGAAGGTCCGTCTAAGTGGATGAAGTGCTCAACGTCGGCACCGTTCCACCGATAGATTGCTTGATCATCGTCCCCTGCAGCGTACATTCGCTCACTTTTGCTATCCAAGATGTGTGCAATGTCCCACTGTAAGGGGCTCAAATCCTGTGCTTCGTCGAGAAAACATAGGGAGAAGTTAGGACAGTAACGATGCCCCTCTGCAATAAACAGCTCTAACAAATCCGTGAAGTCGTATAAGTGGTTGATTTCTTTAAACTTGTTGTAAGCGGTACTGGTATACTCGATCGCGGCCCACTTCTCATCAATCTCCGTCTCGTTGTACGCCTCCCATAAAGATATCTTTCTGAGACGGGCCAGGTTTATCAGAGACAGAATCGGATGCTGTGAGCCACGCATTCCCATGTCTTCTTCGGTTAGCGCGTCGCTTGTCGTGTTGAGATCGATTCCGATATAAGAAGCCAGCTCTTTGAAGTGCTCCGCTTGGATCATCTGCTCTGACTTCATACCCACCATTTGGTAGGCCAAAGAGTGAATCGTCCGAAAGTAGGGTAGGTCGTTTTCCTTGAGGCTGAAACGATCCATAGCGCGTTCCTTGGCCTCCGTAGCCGCCTTCTTTGTGAACGCTAGGAAAGCGATAGAGCTTGGCGGTGTGCCCTTCCCCAAAGCTTCGTCCACCATCCCCAGTAGGCGTGTCGTCTTTCCCGTCCCGGGCGGTCCGAATATCCGATACATTAGAATGGCGCCTCTTCATTCTGTCCCCCAAATTCAGGTTGTTTGATATTGGTAACAGCCTCTTCGTATGCTGGAATTGCCCAAACCCGAGTCGGCTTGCCTTTGATCTTCAACAGCTTGGAGAAACCATTACGGTCCCTGAGCCGTTGCGCGATCTTATGTGACTTGTATTCAAAGAACTTGTTCTTACGCAGATACGACTCAAAATCTTTGAGCCGGAAGTACGTTAGGTTATCTTCATCGTCGGTCCATGGACGACGGAGTAAGATCTCTTCTCTATCGTTCGCTCTCTGCATAGATGTACAGAACTCTTCCAGATAGTCATAAAACTGTCCGTCTACCGATGCATCCTCACTAACTTCAATGATCGCGCCCTCGGTGTTCTGCATTTCTGTCAGTAACTGGTTGATTCGCGACTCCCAGGCACGCTTCTCTTGCGTCTGTGGCATGAAGTTAAGCTGATTTAAGCACGCCTTTTTAAAGTCAATTTGGTTCAATAGCGCCTCTGTATCCAGCTCCAAGGGGATGCCGTTGACGTCTAAAAACCAAACAGGCGGAGTCGAGTTGTACTTACGTAGGTTAGCAATGGCGGCTCCGGACTGAGCGTTGCCCACACCATGCTTCTTGGTATAGCAAAGCTCCTTGTTGCAATACGAGCTATAAGGCGCGTCATTACAACGGTAGCCGTAATCTTTCTTACTAACCTGTTTGGCGACAATGGAGACCTCATCAAGCTTGAGGGGCGGGTCCATGTGCTTAACGTTCCATTCCTGAATGGCCGTGTCCCATGTGTCGGGGACCGCTTTACGTAACAGAACACCGATGCCGAACAGGCCGTTGTTCCGTGTGCCTTCAGGGAAACCCTGTGAACAGCAATGCACGATACAAGGCGGTGCGTCGTTTAAGATCGCGTCCGTTGTAATGATCGTGTCTTGTACCTGCAGTTTCTTGATCTGCTCGGCTGTCTGTACGTGATTCTCGTACAGTTCAAAAAATTCTTCGAGTGTGGCGGCGGACCCGTCGTCCAGGATTCCATACCGCAAGCCGTCTTCCGCGTTGTAGTAGGGCATGTTCAGGAAATTGCCCACGTCGCCGCGGTCTAAATGTAGCTGGATTTGTTTCGGGAACACCTCACTGCCACCGTAGCCTAGCGAGGCCGCGATGTGGTTCAGGGTGTCCTGCATTAACTTTGCTGTTATCCAATCATCCGAAAAAAGGAAACAGTGTGCCCCGCCCGACTTTGACCGGCAGACCACCAGTGGCAATTTAAGCTCTCGTATCTTCCCAACTAATGCTTTGTGATCGAGCGGATACTGATCCACGTCGATACAGCCCCACTTGACCTCGTTGTCCTCATTAATAGGTACGATGCCAATAGCCGCGCCTTTCCCAGAAAGGTGACCTTCCCAGTGTGCCGCGGTGCGTGGTTCGCGCTTAACTGCCGCCTTGCCTGTGTTCTTCCCGTTGGCTTTTTTATCTTGTATTTCGTAGGTGCCGTAAGCAGCCTTCAAGCCATCGAAGATTTCAGCAAAACGCTTACTGTCTGACATACAAACTCCTTGGAGAAAAGGCGGCCCGAAGGCCGCCACAGATTAGAACGGTGCTTCTTCACCTGCTCTTTCATCTTCCCCATCGGAGTGCTTCACAGTCACTTCTCCGGCATTGATTGATTTCTCAAACTCTTTGGCCATGTGGTACATGCCGACGTCTTCAATCTTACCTTCCAAAGCGATCTCCCATCCGTGCCAAGAGCCCTTGCTGTTCTCTTCGGACAGTGTGGTGAGCTTGTAGATGTGTGAGTACGAAGCCGGAGTGTACGGTCCGTTTTTACCGACAAAGCTCCGTGACATCACCATGGAGTTCCACTTACGGCTTTTCTTGAGCTGTGTGGATTTCATCGCGATCAAAGCAGTCGATGGCCCTTCCGCCTCATCTAAAACAATCACGTAGTGCTGTGCGGTTGCTTCGATGTAGCTACCGTTACCTCCAACCACATACTCTTTGTTGTCTTCAGACGAACGTTCTGTCTTTGGACACTCGGCAGATGTGTTGTAGATATTTAAAGGAGCGCCGCTACCTGAGCCCCGGGGAGCCCATTCGATGAACCGCTTCTGATACGCACAAGGAATTACCCGGATACCATCCTTACCCTTGTAGACCTTTCCGGTCACTGTGTTTAGGATGTCGCCCGCTTTAGCGTCTTCTAACTCATCCAGTGCTGGGTCCTGACGGGATAAGACTTTAAGGAATGGAAGCGCAAGGTCTTCTGATCCAATACCCTGCAGACCACCGCCTGCGTCTTCTTCAAACATTGACTCGTCGAGTAATGCGACTGCATTGTCTTGCTTCTCTGCTACTTGTTTAGTTGTCATTACTTAGTCCTCTTGATAAATGCACGTTGACCTACATAGGCTCCAAAAAGCTCCATAGGGAACTCTTCACCGGTTTCTACCCGCTCTTTGACCCAAGCTTTGAGTGTTTGCGGATGTACTTCGGTTTTGTTTTCAGGGACATATCCCTGCTCTGCGGCCATTCGTGAGAATTGCGTTGCCATTTCGTCTTCGCCTCGGCCAAACGAACAGATAACGCTGTTTTTGATAATGTCGTCATAGCCATTGTCGCGAAGCCACTGGAAGGCGGCGTCACGATTATCAACTTTGATAGACGCGCCATAAGTCGGCTTCACACTGACTTCTGAACCATCTTCAAGGCTGAACTTAGCTAGACCCATTTCGTGCAACAAACCCGGGAGGTCTTCGTCAGTAAGCTTGAGAAGCTCCTTTTTGGTTTCTTTGATTTGCGCCTCTAAGTGCGCTAACTCTTCTTCTTTAGAAGCAATCGTGCGAGCTATCGCAGCGACTGATTTAAGTTCGTCTGAATTGACTTTATCAATGCCCGAGGCTTGGGCCTCGAAGTCTTCTTCAAACAGTTCATTGATATCACTCACTTTTCTTTCCTCGTGTTTCAGGACTTTGTGTCGCCCTTGTGAAGCCATATAAAATACTATAAATTCGCATACGTCAATAGGGGAATTGCATGAAATACGAATTTAAAACAAAACCGTTTGCGCATCAGGATTCCGTGTTGCGTGGATCGTGGAACAGGCCGTATTACGGGCTTTTCATGGAGATGGGTACGGGTAAAACAAAAGTTGCAATCGACAATATTGGTATCCTGTACAAGCAAAAGAGCATCAATGCCGCGCTGATTTTAGCGCCAAAAGGCGTCTTCGGTAACTGGACTCACAAAGAATTTCCGGCGCACCTGCCTGACGATATGCTGGAAGAGACCATGATTTTGCAGTGGCAACCAAACCACACGAAGACCTACGCTAATGAGTTTCACGAGCTGATGAATCGTAAAGAGGGCCTGACTATCCTTGTCATGAACATCGAGGCACTGTCCTCTGCAAAAGGCGCAGACCACGCGATGTACTTTTTGATGCGGTATCCAGACAGCATGATGGTGGTTGATGAGTCCACAACCATCAAGAATCGAAGCGCCCAGCGAACTAAAAACGTTGTGAAGCTAGGCAAGAAAGCAAAGTACAAACGTATCCTGACCGGTTCCCCGATCACAAAATCTCCGATGGATCTGTTTAGTCAATGTAATTTCTTGAGCGAAGATGCCTTGGGGTTCAAAAGCTATTACGCGTTTCAAGGCCGCTACGCCGTCGTTGTTAACAAAACGATGGGACCGAAAGTCTTCAAAGATATCGTCGGATACAGACGATTAGACGAGCTGACAGAGCGATTAGAGAGCTTTAGCTCGCGAATAACTAAGGAAGAATGCCTGGACTTACCAGAAAAAGTTTACCAACCCCGGTTTATACCGTTAACAGATAAGCAGAAGCCGGTGTATGAGCAGATGCGCAGGCTAGCTTTGGCGAAACTTGAGAACGGTGATCTTGCTACCACGGCTAGTGTCCTGACTCAGATTATGCGTATGCAACAGATAGTTTGTGGAATCCTCACTACTGATGACGGGGAGATCCAAGAGGTTGATCGAGTCCGCCTTTCCAATCTCATGGAAGTGCTCGAAGAGACAAGCGGTAAGGTAGTCATTTGGGCCACGTTTACACACAACATCCTCCAGATCCGTGAAGCGATAGCCAAGGAATATGGCGAAGATAGCGTGGCGTGTTACTACGGAGCCACGGAAACTGAAGAACGTACTAACATTGTGCGCACCTTCCAAGATCCTGATTCGCCGCTACGGTTCTTTATCGGACAGCCTAAAACAGGCGGATACGGCATCACCCTGACGGCAGCATCTACTATGGTCTACTTTAGTAACAGTTACGATTTAGAGATACGCCTGCAGTCAGAAGATCGCATTCACCGTATTGGTCAACCCAACCACTGTACCTACATTGATTTTGTCACGCCCGGAACTGTGGACGAAAAAATCCTCAAGGCCCTCCGAGCAAAGATAGACATTGCCGGAGAGGTCCTTGGGGAGCAGGGCAAAGAATGGTTACTCTAGTGGCTTAGGGGAGTCCGAACGAGTAACCAGATCCCTTAGTTAAAGTTAAAACTTCTTTGCGGTTGCCTTCGCCCTTGAACGAACAGTGGACCCATCCACTGTTTGGCTCTCCCGGTGTGTAGTATTCAAGAATTAGTTGATCGAACTCACAATTGTCCGCGATCCACTCCGCGACATCACGATTGTCGATTCCAGGCAGCTCAAAATCTGCCGCCTCGCCTTGCGCGTGTTGACTAGTAGACTTTGAACCAATTTTTTTGCACAGCTCTACAGATCGAAACCCAGAACTAGGTGAGAAAGACTTACCGAAATGTACCCGCACTGGCTCTAGTACGTTTTCACACAAAATCTTCAGACGCTCGATCTGCGCGTCATCTGGCGTGTTATCGATGCCGTGTCGCTCTGCTGTCTGGCTTTTTGTGAACTCAGCTAACGTGAAGTGTTCGGATAATCTCATGTCATTAGGCTCCCTATGCCTGAGTTGGTTCCTAAAACTGGGTCATTCGGAAACATTTGTGCTACCCGCTGACGCGTCTGTGGCGCGGGGGCCGCGGCCTGTGGAGGAGGCGTAGGCGTTGGTTGAGGCAACGGTGCGGTAGGCACAGATTGTCGTACAGGTGGTGGTGCAACAGGCTGCTGTATTGGAGAAAAGGACGCCGGTGGGGCGGGAGCTGGACCGGTAGGGCCTCGTAAAACGGGTGGCTCTCCGCTAATTGGAACGGACAAACGATCTTGGTCTGTTCCTCGGTCTCCCGTGCCGCCTTCTAGCTCTCCTCGTATGGTTTCTTCAAGAGCTAATCGAACTTGTGGGCCGGAAAGACGAACACCTAGTGTTCCTGCAAAAAAGTTAGACACTCCTTCCACAGCCTTTTCTAACGCAGAACGTTGGTCCTTCTGGTTTTTGATCATCAAAGACTTTGTGACATTACGGAACTCATCATACATGTCTGCCAAAAACTCAGGGTCCCTCGCCATTTTGACGAAAAGTTCTCTTCGTTTGGCATTTGGAATACGATTAAACAGTTTGTCGGCTAAGTTAGAACCAATGGTTTCCGCTTGTAATCCTCCGACAGGTCCTGGGCCCGTGCCAAAAAAGCTTTGACCCGCTCTTGCACCAAAACCACGTACTAAGGCGGTCAAGCCATCGCTTGTCGGATCGATCATTTCCACCGCTTCAGGTCCAAAATATTTAGCCGTGGTGGTGCTGTATTGTTCAATGCTCTTAATGGTGGATTTAATGTGCTCAATTTCACGTTGAGTGATTAATCCATTGTTTCGCAAAATCGTGATTACAGAATTTTTCCCTGACGCTAAGGGTCTAAACAAATAGTTATTAAACTTAACCGCACTAAACTTACCTTCTGCGTTAGTTGCAAAGGTAAATGCTCGTTCAATAACTACGTTTTTAAAACCTTCGCGAACATCTTTTGGTGCTGCAGGTGGCTTAGTAACACCGGCTTGTCCAACAGCAACTGTAACAGGCTCATCTGGATCAGCCATTCCTCGACGCAACGCGGCATCCAAGGCAGCTTCTTTTTCTTGCAGCACTTTTAACTTGGCGTCTAACGTCTTACGAGGCACCTTGTCGCCTTGACCTAACGCATTGTCGTAGTCTCTAGTCGCCTTGGCTACTTCTGCTCGCGCCTCATCAATCGCTTTTTGAGAACCTTCAACTTGCTTGTTTCGTTTGACGACAAGTTGCGCCAATTTTTGCAAGTTTTCCGCAGGGGCGTCGGGGCGTTTTTCGGGAGTGCCGATATAAGAATCAAGGGCCGTGGGCCCGTCTTCGCGATCCGTAAACATTTTTACAAACGCTTTCATGTCGCTTAATTCTTTAGCACTGTCATTCGTTGGCCGAGGGCCAGACATGCTGTCAACTACACGTTGCGCACTGCGCAGGTCTTGTAGATCAGATCGAAGCGCCGGGTTGTTCTTTAAAACAGTTTGCACCGCTTGATTGTTCAAAAACGTGTTTAATTTAGACGCTGTAACAAGTCCGGTTTCTTCGTCAACGATGTTTGACAGAGCAATACGCATGAAAGCATCTTCTTGCGTGCGCAAGGTATTAAGACTTTCGGTTACCAAGTCGCCGTATTTTTCTGGGTTCTGCTCTAACAAAAACTTGATTGCGTCTTCTGTCTGCCGAATATTCAAGGCAACTTGCGTGCCTTCTCCGGTCAGCATCTTCTTCGTCACCAGCTCAGGAGAAATCTTCGCCTCTCCACTAGCTTTTGAACCAATGACGTTTCCAACAAAGCTGCGTTTAAACCGATCGTTTAAAACACGAGAAAACGCTCGTGCCGATTCATATTCGATGCCCGTTACCCCGGACTGATTAAGATCTTCTAAAGCAGCATCCGCTAATTTTTTAGCGTAATAGGCCGTTTCCGCTTCGTTTACATCCGGTGATTTTTGACGAGCCAGTTTCAACATCTTGCTTCGATAACGAACTAACTCTCCTACTGTTGTAGGAGCTAAAGGCAATCCTTCGGGGCTGTTTGCTTGAACAGTGCTTTTGGCCGCTTCCTGTGACTGCTTCAACTGAGCGATTCGTAAAGCGCCTTCCATACCCTTACGAGTACGAGCATCTACACCTTTCGTCCCTAATTTCGCCAAACGAGCTTCTAAATATTGTGCAACTTGCGCCGCTTCAGAGGCTTGGTTATCAAAGTCGGCTAGGCCAAGATTCATGGTCCGTGGGTCGCGGTTACCTTCTGGGGATACATACCGCAATTGATCCAAAGCGTTATCAAACTCTGCAGAAGCCCTGGGGTTGCGCTCAATAATCTTAGAGACTTCGTTTGACAGCCGTCCTACTTCTTCACGCGCTTCCTTCAAAGTTTCAATAGAAGGACCGGCTAAAGAACCCGTTTCATCAGACAGCTTTTGTGGAACGCCTGCTAAAATAGGGTTTAACGTCTCGCCTTCAATAAGTCCTTGTTGAATTTTTTGGAACTGCTCAGAAAGGTTAGACCCGGACACAACTTGTTCTTGATTTGGATCTACGCGGTTCCAAAGAATGGCTTCTTCTTCACGCGCCGTGCGGAAAACTCTGTTCAACATATCTGCGACAGCTTCGCCCGTCATGTCAGTGGTCGTTTCGCCTGCCGCGGCCTGCGTGTTATTTAAGCGTTCGGTGACTCGGATAGATTCCTGAGCAAGCAGGGTGTCCAGCATGTTTCCATAAAACTCTTCCTGAAGCTGTAAGTACAAGCGAGCTGCTTCGGGGTCCACTTTGCTGGCTTCAAATAAATCAGAAAGTATTTCGATGTTCTTTGAAATAACTTCGTCCGCAGACGCTTTAGCCTGCGTACTAAGCAAAGAGTTGTTTTCTGCAATTTGTTGCGTAATTTTTTGCAAGTGCTCAATATCACTGACCTGCGCAAGAGTTGGGGGTATTTCCCCGGCTTCTTTTGCAGCGTCTACCGCAGAGCGGTATTTGATCATTTGGTCATCTAAGAAAGCGAAAGCTTCATTGATGTCCAGACCTTCCGCCATTTTTTCTTCGGCAGATTTTGCGATGGTGTCGGTTGCTACAGATTTACGACGACCTGCTTCTGTAAACCGACTTGTGGTTAAGCCTTTAATCGTACCCGCTGTTTTTTCAAGTAAGCCGTAAGTAAATTTATAAGGGACTAGCGCCGGAGCAAATCCGCCTGCAATTTCCCCTGTGAATTTCCACAAAGGGTCCCCCGGCTTGGCTTCATCTGCAATAGCTCCGCCTAACGCAGCCAGCTCAATGGCCGCAATATCCCCGGTATAACTGCTTAGTTTGTCTTTATTATTCGCTAAAGATTTTTCTACACGCTCGCCAAACTGTAAAACTTTGCCGCCTACTTTTTGTCCGCCCGTCGTAATCCGATTTATACGATTGACAATGCCTTTACCGTCTTTAAGATCCAAAGCTTTTTTATTTAAATCTTTTAACACCTGCCCGCTAATCCACTCTGCACCAGGCTTCGCAAAAGAACGCAAGCCAAGTCCGGGAATAAACTCACCGGTGCTCCTAAAAAAATTAGCCGTAAACTGATCTTCTGGCGCAACTTGTTGATTCTTGAGGTTTTCTGGCGTTAAGGCATCTACAACCAAATCTCCTGCGGTATACCCAAGAACAGAGCCTGTTACAAATCCGAGAGCCCCCATTGTTAGTACACCTAAAGGACCTGCCGGAGCCCCAAGAGGAGCTAATGTTACTGCTCCTTTAGTCCCCGCATATAACGAGGGTGCCCCACGCATAAGACCTTCGGTAAATTCTTCTGCCGCAATTTCGGCTTTTTCTCCGCCGGGACGCACGTTCTTTACTAGAGTGCGGATAATTTCGTTGGGATCTTCTTGAGCCACCCCGTCCCAGTTAATGTCGTATTGCTCAAACTGAGGGTCCTGACGAGCAAGATCTACCAAGGAACGCGCTAAATTACGCGTAGCTTGAGTTTTGTCCATACCTTGTTCGCCGGATTCTTTGAGGTAGGTGTTGATGTTAACGTCGTACTGAGGGAATGGAGTCTCTGCCGGAGTCTCTTCCGCATTTAACAGCTCTTCCCCAAAGTTAGGTAGAGCAACGTCCGCCGCTCTTTCCGAGGCTATTGGGTCAAAAGATATGCCAAACAAGGTGTTGTCTTGATCCGCCACAAAGCCCCCTTATTGCGTATTCATGTGTCTAAGAAGCAAATTGTCCGAAGTAGAGCTTCCTGAAAAATCTACCTGACTTCTAGGCGGAACCGACTCGCCCGCATCTATCTTCTTACTTTGAGCTTTTGCTTCCTGCAGTCCATTACGAATGATAATGGCTCGGGCAAGAATAGGTCTTAATCCAAGCAAGCCAGATTGTGCTTCCTGTTTTTGTTTAATAGGAAGTGGGCCGTAAGCTCTTCTCATCAAATCTATTTCCATAGACTTAATTTTATTTACCAGCTTATCTATCTTAGCTGCGTTGGCCGCGTTACCTACAAACAACTTACCGGGCTCTGGGTTCAAAAGACGGAAAGTTTCTAAATAACTTACCGGAGGACGACCGGGGAAGCTTTGAATCGCTAATTGATCCAAGTCTACTAAAACACTGTTCATTGTTTCTAACGCAGACGCAGCTTCTGGATCTGCTAACCGATCCGTAAATAAATCCACTACGGTGTTACTAACTTGGTTGTAAAACCCTGGGAAGCCCACCGCTTTACTAAAGTCATATTGAGGGAAAATTTGATCCCCTTCTATAGGAGGCTGGCCACCTTGTTCCCACGGCATGTATACAGTCATGCCTAACTGATACGCGATTGGGTCGGCTGTCTCAGCGTAGCTTTCTGCGCCATCTATATTGTTTTCTCCAAGAGAAGGCTGCCATACCCGAGGGTCGATAATAGCTCCAGCATCCCTTTGAATGCTGTTATAAAGATCCGGGAATTTAACCTTTAACACGTCCGCAACTTGTTGTGGCATTGGCGTCGCTGGCTTTTTAACTAATTTTGTCTGTCCGTCCGCCCCGGTGACTTCTTTTGTGCCACTGGCATAAATTTCGCCGGCCAATTGTTGAAACCTAATAAGTTCGTCTTCAGAAGCAGTGCCGTCTTTAATACGACCCAAACGTTCTTTGTTAATTACAAAGTTTGTGTCTTCTTGATTAGGACTAAAAGAAGGCGTTGCATCAAAATACGCGCCTTTAAAGTTAGGGTCGTTTTCTAAAAGAGCCAACGCCGCCGCTTTTTGTACGGGGTCGTTCAAATCAAAAGGCTCTGAATTAACCCCGTCTGGAGTCACAAGAAACTGTATATTCGGCTTTGCAGGTTTGGCCGGGACCGTAGCAATAAGCCTTGTTGGGTCGTCTGGATCTCTAATCTGTGATCCGGGGGCCGCGACGATTGGCTTTTTAGGCTTGTCTTTGCCTTCTGCAATCACCTCTCCTTGAGCGTTAAAAAGAGTTTCCCCTTCTCCCAGCTCAAAAGTTTCTAACGCAGACTTTAATCGAGCTTGATATTGTCCCTGCGCTCCTTGCAAAGCAGCTAACTTAACGGCTTGATCTTGCTGACTTCGTTTAGCTAACTCCGTAGAAACGGTGGTGGGTAGGCTTGCCGCTGCTTGTGCAAATTGCGCTACAGGAGACGATCCCGCCATACTTTGTCCGGTGTCTGGGTTGACTCCTCCGGCATACGATAAGCCTCGACGAGCAATGTCAAACATGATGTTTGCTTTAGATAAGTCCTTTTGACCTTGATCTGTACCTAAGATTTTTTGGTACATCGGTAAACTTTTTTCGTACAAAGTTTCTAACGAAGGGAGTTGAGGAGCCGTCGCCGCGGGCGTTGTACCCGGAAGAGGTGTTTGACCGCCATACCCTGGCTTTAAACGATTTGCCATGTAAAACGCTTCATTAAGGACGGGATCGTTTACGTTTGCAGGCGCCCCGCCCTGATTCATTTTTTGAACATATCCACCGGTTCTAAACCCTTGCACGGGCTGGCCCGCACCAAGCATCGATCCGACGCCTTGGCCCATTGCCGTGGGTGCACCGTCCCCAAACTCCATGTCAACCTGAGACGTAAGATTCTGCATTAAATCGCCAATGCCAGAATCCATCGCACCTTCTTCAGTCATCATGATTGTAGGTTGAACCATCGCAAGGACAGACTCAGGAGTCTGGCGGGCGTCTTCTGGTCCTACATAAGAAGCCAGCTCTTGGTAACGCATATCGATCGGCTTTTCGTTACCTCGAACAGCATCGATCACGGTCTTAAAGTCTTCGGCAGTATCTAACTTGCCCATCATTTCTTCAGCGTATTGCGCACCAATGCCTTGTGACCGTTCTGCCACTGCTTTTTCTACTTCAGGCAAAAGCTGCGCTACTCCTGCACCTTCCATCTGTGCTTGCTGCATCATGTCTTGAGGACCCGGCGTTGCAGGGCCGCCCATTTGACGGAATAGAGGTCGCTTCATTACGTTCATTAGAACAATCCTGCGTTTTGTGCACCCGAGGCGGCGGCCAAACCGGCAATACCTAAACCAGCCACTTGCTGGAATGGAGATACGGCGGGCGATGTGCCTACTGAAATAGTTTGCTGTGACGAAGGCGTCTTAGCATAAATGTCGGACAAGAACGAAATACCTTGGTATGGCTGATAGTAATCTTGCAGCTCTGTCTGACGTTGTGCTTCCAGAATATTCTGCTGCTGTTGCTGACGCATACCGCCAAGGTTGATTAAGTTCTGAATATCGCCCGTAGACAAATTAGACTGAAGCTCGCCCAGACTTGCCTGCTGAAGACCAAGCTGACCAAGCTGTGTGCCGAACTGTCCTGCTTGCGCCGCTAAACTTCCCAGCCCCTGGCCTAATGTAGACTGCTGCTGTGCGGCCTGAAGATTACGCGCTTTTTGTGCTTCAAAGGCTTGCTGCGCCGCCTGCATAGCTTGGTTGTAACCAGTCGATCGCAACGCCGCGCCTGTTTTAGCCGCTTCTGCTAAAGCGTTCCTGTCAATCTCAGCTCGCTGAACTGCGCTACGGCTACCACCAAAAGCTCCCGCACCTACAGCACTGCCGGCAGCGTTAACCTTTTGGAGGTCCGCGAGCCGTTGTATCTCAGCAAGCTGTGTATCAACAACGTCATCTAAATACGGGTCCATGAACCGAGACACTTGAGACGGGTCAAATCGTCCTGTGCCTGCAGAAATATAAGGTTGCGCCTGCTCTGCCATTAAGGAGGCGGTCGCCAAAGCAGGCATAGCGCCCTGCTGTATTTGAGTTTGACCCGCGGTTAATGCTTCAGAAGCATTTTCAATGAAGGGTAAATACGAACCAACCCCAAGCTCGCCAAGAGCTGCCGCTTTACTTGTTAAAGGGTCCATCCCCGCGACTTGGTAACCGGGAAGAGCTTGATAGGTCTCACCTTCTCCGGGCAACAAACCTTTAGCGGATTGCAATAACCCGAGGCGATACGCCTCGATATCGGGAGATTCTTGAACTATCTGGGTGGTTGTAGTATCAGCCATTACGCCATCCTTTCAAAACTGCGCATCATGTCGTACAAATTAGCTACGCCACGTTGCCGATCGCCATTACCTGCGCCACGCACAGCTTTAGCGGTCAACACAAATTCTCCGTCGGACAACATTGCAGGAATATCGTCTGAGGTTTCTGTCCCCGGTCCAGCTATAAAGCCATTTCGACGAGGGAAGTTCTGTCGAGTCATTTCACCACCTGCGGCGGCTTGACGAACATATGGACTCCGGACCATGTAGTTGTACGTGGGCCGTGTAACGCGGGTCGTACCGACTTGATACTGCGCCCGCTCCTCGGGAGTCATGTCAAAGTAACGCGTTTGTCCTTCAAACGCATCATAAGGTTTGACGTCAGGAGTTTCAAAACCGCCTGCGGCAGCCATGATTCCTGTTCCTACTGCTGCCAAAGGAGCATATTGCGAAACAATTCCTGGGCTCAGCTCCTTAGTAGCCATCTCAAGAGCCTTGTCTCCAGAAATAGGTGTACCTGCAGAAGCCGCCGCCGTTCTAATCTGCCCTGCCTTATTCAAAAGCTCTGTTTGCGAAGGCATACCACGAGACGGAGACAAATACTGGTTGTACACATCTGTCGCTTTACCAATTGTCTGATCGTACAAAGTGGGTTGCGTAATTGCTGAAGGATCTGTAACTAGGTTGCCAGACGAATCAAGAAGTAATGTGTCGCTAGGCATGTTAGCTGTTGCCGCCTGTGTAGTAGTAGACGGAGTGATCCTAGCCGGAGGTCTTGCTGAAGAAGTTGCCGACTGAGAAGCTGCCGCACCCGACGGTGGGGTATACCCAGCAAACGGCGTACCTGACCTAACGTTAGACAAAGCTTGACTAAATCTTCCAGATGGGTCGGCAACCGCGCCCTTAACGCCACCCATAAAGGTGCCGCCGCTTAACTTAGAAGAAACTCCTGAGCTTATGCCGCCTACTGCACCGCCAATCAAGGCTGACTTAAACGCGTCTTTTAAATCTCCGCCCTGCACCAACGTGCCAAGGCCAGAGCCCAAGGCTCCAGCATAAACAGGTCCGAGGCCCATCATTGTAAACGCGATAGGCAAAACAACCGGAGCAACTTTCTTAATTACTTTACCGACAGATTTGACTACGCCCTTAATGCCTTTAAAAACCTTTTTCAAGAAAAACTCAGGTAGGCCGGTGTCGGGGTTGATTGAGTTTAAACCAGAACCCGCAACGTAACGCTCAGGCTCTTCGATACCCATCATCCGCATTTCTGCAAAGATAAGCTCTTTAATCTGTGGGTTAGATTCTAAAATTTCTTTAGGCACGACCATTTCATCAGGGCTTAAATGCGCCAATACTTGGTCTGTTTCTCGACCAAAAGAACGTACTAACTCAACCGCTGATTGAACGTCACCAATGCCGCCAGCCTCGACCTCAGTCTCTTGCATAACTTCTACTGGAAGCGCACCAATACCACCCATCATGTCCGTGGGCCGTGAAGCAGGCATCGATGCGGCAGGCATCGGAGCAGGAGGAGCGCCCTGCGGAATCTGTTTTTCAATATCTGCCATTGACATTGCCATACGGCGTATCCTCTATGATGTTGTTACGGTAACGCTACCAATAGCTCCTGTAGATGATACACCAGCTAGATGCGGAACGTTAGCCCGAGTAATTTTTAGGAAGCCGTCTTGTTGAAAGACTGCTCCAACCTCAAGACCTTGATCGTTCTCTTGAACGTCGGTTAGCACAATAAATGTGTTACGGCCTTCTCCAGGATTTTGTTGTTGGTTTACATATGTGGAGAACGACCGAATGACTTCTGCAAAGTATTCCTGATCATACTCTTGCGGAGGGATAGGGAAATACGGGCGGACAAGATTACGGCTCATCGACCACCGTCCTGTCGGATATCTACCCGGGGACTACCCAACCTCCATGCTGTTCCTAAAGTGTCAGACTCTACGCGCATTGCAAAAGATCGGCCACGAAGCCGAACATTAACTTGATCAGTGTACTGTTCAACAGGGATAGTGGCTGATCGAGTAATCAGGGCGTCCTGATCATCTCTGTAGGCTTCGCCTGGGAAGTTGCGTGCCTTCAGGATCATGTTTACAGACACGTCCTCTTCTGTAGAACCCCTAAACGTCACGTCTGGAATCAAACGCCGGATAAATGCAAACCGATCACCGTCGCCAATGTCTATCGGGCTCGACTCAATATACGAATTGATCGGTGTCTTTGGATTGGTGCTACCGTCGCAACAGCCTGACTCATGCTCGTATAAATAACCGTCTACACCAGCGGCTAACGGGAAGGTGTTAATTCCGCGATCAACCCAAGCCGTTCTGGTCAACTTGCCGTAATACCAGATCTGCTGCGAATAGTTGTAGACAACATAGCTGTCGATCTCAGTCGCGGACGAGGATGGGTAGAACCACCACACCTCACCAAACGAGGAGTTAGTGCCAGCAAACACCTTGTCTTTCTGGTCGTAGTTAAAGTCATTAAAGACATAATCGCGAACAGTACAAGGCAGGCGCTGTACGTTACCCGCGTACACATAGAACTCCCGAGCACCCATCCAGAACACTGTATCGTCCACCGCAATCGCTGCGTTTGGCGCCATAATTGTGGTGTTTTCTGAGATCTGGTTAATACCAAAGGTGAACGGCGGTCCGAGGTACTGCATCGCGTGGACTGATTCGTCCGTAATTACCAGTACCTGTTGCCGCGTTTCGACAGCAGTGACGATTTTGGAACCCGTACCAATTCGTAGGTCGCCCGCAGTGTTGGTTGCTGTCGGGAACCATTCCAGTGGATCTTCTTGATTTGAGAACCGGATCAACAGTGGATCCTGCACGCCAAGGTTGTCTACCGGATCACAGCCGAACGCAATGACGTGCCGGTCACGGTCAGAAACCAAGACTTTCTTGGCAATAGTGGGTGCAAAACCGTCGGCACCCGCAAGCGTAGAAAGTTTTTGTGCTCGCTGGAAAGCTCCGGGGACACTTGCTGACGAATCCCAATAGTAAATATCGCCGTCACGGACGTTAATCAACAGGTCTTCACCAAAGTTGTCGTGCGTCCACAGCCGGAGCTGCTCGGTGATAATCGAAGTAGAAGATGCCGAACCCCAGGTTCCGCGAGACCACGTACCCGCGCCCCAGCCTGTGCCGGGGACAACAAGGTCAATACCCGTGTTGATCTGAAACTCTGCCTCAATCGAAGTACCACCGCCTGTGGCAGTGGACGTTGCGGCGTTGTCTACAACAATGCTAAAACTATTGGCGTCGATTCTCGTGACTTGGAATTCTTGGTTTAAGTCATCGGCAAGCACACCGCCCACAGCAACCGCGCCGCTGAAAATCACAAAGTCGTCGGTCTCCGCGCCGTGAGCCGTGATATTAACTACGACGGTTGTTGAGCCGTCGGTCGTGTCAAAGCAGTTGTCAGTATCTGGGCTAGAAAATGTCGCACGGATAGGGGTAATGTCATTGAACCCCGTGCCTTCGAGAATGTAATACTTAAATGCGGTACCTAGTCCAGTGAACTCGGTGCCGGCAAGGTCGGTAAAGGGGTGCATTGCACGGCCCTTACCCAAGAACTGGTTGTTACCGAGCTTGTCCCAGCCACCAATCTTCTCCGGGAAGCCATAACGGAAACGGACCTTATCTCCATCGTTCCACCCACCCTCATTAGTGTACGCGGTAACTTCCCGGTTGATCCCCGGCTTGAACTGGAGCTTGGTAAGGGGCATTTATTCTTACTCCGGCTTTGTCGGCCAGTCGCTATTGTTACCATCCATATCTGGACCCTGAATGTCAGGAAAGTTTGCATGGACTGTGATGTCACGGAGTGCTTGACGGTAGATTACCCAATCAGCGACTTGTGCATCTGTCAAAGGGCTATCTTGCAAGACTGTCCAGTCACACTCAGCGAGAAGCGCATCACGTTGCTTGCGTACAGCGTCTTCTTTCTTTGCTGTCTCAGCATCGGTCTTAGCCTGAATCTCATCGGCTGTGAGGTCATGTACCTGTACGTCATAGACTTCATCACCATCAAGGTATGGAGTAACGTTGACGAGCTTCTGTGTGGCTCTGTCGTATTCTCTCCACTTCTTAATCATCTTGATTTGGTTATTCGCCATCCACTCATCCGATGCACCGTTGGCAGGGAATGATGTGTTGGGATACATTTCAGCCAATTTGCCTGTGTTGGCAATCTGACCGTCTACTACTTTTGCTACGAACATATTGATTGCTCCTTAAAGATTCGGCAGTTTAGCCGCAGGCGGCGTGAAGTTAGCGGTGTATCGGGCGACACCTTTGGTGATGCGTAGGTCGTCTATGTAGCCTGTAAATGTTTCGCCAATGCTTGCGATGTCTCCAACTTGTAAAGACCCAGTATAATCGGAAATAGCACTTGAATTAGTCACTGTGCTTCCGACTTGCGTACCGTCTAAAAACATCCGCCACGAATTACCGTTTCGTGTTACTGCCACATGAAACCATTGATCTGTGGTTGTAAAGTCAGACCCTTGACTAATATTCACAATCTCAGACGTTTCAAACAGTCTGAACTGCAACCCTGAGTTATCAGAGTTGCGGAATCGTATTGCCCAAAAATTTGTTGTATTTGTTGCATAAGATACAATGTGGTGAGTGCCGCCCGCATCGATTGATGTTGCGTAGAACCAAGCCTCAACCGTAAAGTCACCACTTCCAAAGTTAAACTGTTCGCTTGGAGGTGAAACTAACCTATCCCCCGTCCCATCAAACTGCATAGAGCCTGTGCCGTACTTCTTCACTGCGGTATCTACCTGTGCGTCACCGACTGTCTCCAAGACGTTACGCCCTGTGCCGTCATAGATGGATGCGTTGGTGAAGTTGAGGAGGAGTTCTGTTCCGCTAACTGCTGAGGCAGGGGCGGTTGGTATTCCTGACGGCGCAATAGCAGTGCCTTTGACTAGGCGTAGGTTGGATATATAACCAAGGTAAAATTCTGCACTTCCTGAAAGCGCACCAATATACAAAGACCCTGAAAAATTGCTTACATTATTTAGTGTATTAGTGCCCACTGATGTTCCATTTATATATAGAGTCCCAGTCGTGCCGCTACGAACTAACGCAAAGTGTGTCCAAGAATTAGACTGGATTCCTGCGTTCCAAACAAGACTTCCTGCGCCCCATTCAAGTCTAAAATAGCCTTCATTGTACCCTGACCCATCTGAATCAAGTAAAATACGAATTTCTGCCGTAGATGTCTGCCTTTGCGCAATCAGGTTTGAACCAGACCCTTTGTTACCTTTGTATATCCACCCGTCAATTGTGAAATCTCCGCCTCCAATATGCCAATCATCACTATCTGCTAATTGAAGATCATCCCCACTCCCATCAAAATACCCACTACCACCCTTCGTCGCAGGATCGTATGCGGTGCTTGGTGCGAATGGAGAGAATGGGGTGACTTCTGGATCACCGTTGACTGTGATGGCGTGAGCGTTACTGCTGTTGTCTACAAAGCGATTGCTCTGGCAGGTGAGGGCTGACGTACCACTAATTGCAGTTAATGGCGCAGTCGGCGGTGTAAACGCTGAAGTATATAAGGCAGTGCCTTTTACCATCCTGAAGTTGGATATGTACCCGTTCATTGTCGTAGCGGGAAAGCCGTTTGAGCCGCCGATACATTTAGCGTTGAAATTACCAATGGATGCTGATCTAGTTCCTGACGCAATAGATACACCGTCACGATAAATTGTAAAGTTGCTCCCATTACGAACTAGTGCAACGTGATACCAAACTCCAGTTTCCCATCCATTGACATTTCCTTGGTTGGCAACAGTAGAGGCATTTACGATAAATCTTAAACCTAAAGATGTGCTGAATGTTAGCTGTGCATAATTAGATCCGTTAGTAACATCAATGTATATCTTTGCATCATTAATAAACGAACTATAGTTTACCCAACATTCAATCGTGAAATCGCCAGTAGATAAATCTGTAGAAGTATCGTTGGGAAGTTGCAGAAATGCACCGTCTGCCCCATCAAACTGATTCCCCCACTTCCCTTCATCCTGCGAGAATGGAGAGAAACTACCCTGCGTCACGTTACCGTTTCTGGTGATGGTGTGGTTGTTGGTGGATGAGTCTAGGAATGTGTTGTTTTGAGAGCCGTCATTCACATCGTCTGCTTGAAGCAACAACGTAGTGTCAGAGAAGTTAGGATCGGTCGGAGCTACAGCTCCGCCCACACCTGCGGCGGCTTGTATGATCTTTGTTGAAATGCTCATTAACCGAACGCCTGTCCTGCTGTAAAACCATAGTACGTGGTACCGCCGTCAGTCGTGATAAACACGAAGTAGTCCACATCCCCGTCACCTGTGGAAAGAGTGGGTGCAGTGGAGTCTGCCCAATCCACACTCGCAGGCCAAGTAATCGTTCGGGCGGTGGAGTCCTGTGTCACCTTCAATGTAAACGCAGAAGCCTTGCCAGATGATGCAGGATTGCTAAACGTGTATGTCACGTCTTCAGTGAGGTCGTGCGTGAAGTTATCACCGTCCTGAAGATCAAGCGTGGCGGCATTAGAACTTGAAGTGATCGCAGTCGATTCTTCAATCTTGCCATTGTCAAAGGTGACGACACCATTCGCATCAGCAGTGACCGCCTTCGAGGCTTCTGTCGTTCCAAGGGCGGTGATGTCAAGGTAGTTGAGTTCGGCAGTGGAAACCGTTGCTCCATCCAGAATATTCAACTCAGCGGTCGTGACTGTCGCCCCGTCCAGAATGTTTAACTCGTTCACATCCGCAGTGATACCGTCCAAGGTGTTTAACTCAGAAGCTGTGGCAGTTAAACCTAGAGTGGACAGTACAGCCGCACCATCCGCATCATCTAAGATAGTCTCAGCGAAAGCCGTAATAGTAGGAACTGTAGGAATTGCGGATTCTTTAGCGAGCGGAACGCCCCCAGCAGTAGAGCCGTCATGGATAACTGCAGTATCCTTAGTAGTATCTACGGTGATCTCACCGACTGCCCCAGTAAAGCTGGAGTGTTCTGCCGTAGTACCACGGCGAAATTGAATTTGCGTAGCCATTATGCTAAAGCTCCATAATCATTAGTGTTCGTAACAGTCTGGGTAATAAATCCATAATCTTGTTCTGCTAGGTTTTCTAGAATTGTTTGAACCTGCTCATCTGTTGCGGCAGGAGCTACTAAATTCCATGAGGCTCCGTCGTACACGTACATAGCATCGTCTGTGCTACTAAAATACAGCGCACCTACAGCCAGAGGATTGCTATCATTGTCCAATGAAGGATCTGAAGACTTAACTCCTAAATACCTATCATCAAACGTGTCGTACACTGCTTCAGCCGCCGCCTGAGCCGCCTCCGCCGCTGTCTGTGCGTCTAGTGCTTTTTCTTTGTGGTGTAGCGCAGAGAACCCTGTAGTCACTCCATCAGCTAACGTGAACTGAGAGTCTTCAGGGTTAATTGCGAGCTTCTCAGCATCAGCGGCACTGTCAGATGCTTCACCAGCACTTGTAGCGGCAGAGGTAGCTGACCCTAAGATACCGTCTACATATCCCTTACGTGTAAGATCATCATCAGCAGAGGGTGTCGCAGTAGAGGTGACCTTGTTAGAACCCATCACGAGGTTGCCTGACATGGTGCCGCCAGACAGGTTCAGTTTTAGATCATCTGCAGTATCTACGTATGTCTTAGTAGCCGCATCTTGGTTAGCAGTAGGATCACCCAAACCGGTAATCTTACTCGTACCCATGGCAATGGCACCAGACATAGTGCCACCGGCAAGGTCTAGCTTGAGGGCATCTGCTGTATCTACGTAGGTCTTAGTGGCGGCATCCTGAGCCAACGTAGGATCACCAAGACCTGTAATCTTATTCGTACCCATAGGCAAGTCACCGGTCATGGCTTCAGAGCCATCCTTCGGTAACTTAGTGGCAATGGATGTGGTAACAGTCGTAGAGAAGTTAGCGTCATCACCTAATGCGGCGGCTAACTCATTCAGGGTATCTAAGGCACCGGGTGCTGAGTCAACGAGGCTAGCAACCTCAGTATCTACATAGTTCTTTGTGGCCGCATCATCAGCCGCTACAGGTTCAGCAATGTTTGTGAGGCGAGTATCTGTAAAGTCTACTGTGCCATTGATAGTGACATTGTTAAATGTAGAAGTGCCAGTGCCTGCAGTGACGTTGCCCGTCAGGTTACCTGTAACGTCTCCAGTTACATCGCCTGTGAGATTACCTGTAACATTTCCCGTAACATCCCCAGTGACATCGCCAGTTAGGTTACCTGTGACATTACCAGTCACATCCCCTGTCAAATCGCCTGTGACGTTGCCTGTGACATTACCTGTTACGTTACCAGTCAGGTTACCTGTTACGTCGCCTGTAACGTCTCCTGTAAAGCCTGTGTTGGCTGTAATCGTAGTACCGACAATTGTAGAAGCAGAGTTAGAACCAATAGTAGCACCATCAACAGTACCACCGTTAATGTCTACGTTAGATCCTAATGAAGCCGCACCTGAGTCTACGGTCAATCCAGCAAAGGTCCCTGCGGCAGGGGTGGATGCACCGATGATTGTGCCATCAATGTTACCGCCGTTTACGTCTGCTGTGTCAGCAACCAGAGAGTCAATGTTGGCTGTGCCATCAAGATACAGATCTTTAAACTCTGCGCCAGAAGTACCAAGGTCAATGTCATTGTCTGTAACAGGGACAATAGCACCATCTTGAATGCGAAGCTGTTCTACAGGACTAGAAGATACCTCAACAAATACGCCAACACGATTGTTAGAAGTATCTACAGAAACTTTATTGTTGCCGTCGGTGTCCGCAATAACAGGAACAAAGGCACCCTCTGCGGCAGTACCGTCGTGCTTGTGGCCTGATGTTGCATTGAACGCCGCTAAGATTTGGTTAAACTCGGCATTCACCGGAGCGGCTTTAATTACAGCCCCAGTAATAATGTCAGCTACCGATTGACGGGTATATCCAGCCACTTATATTATCTCCTGTCGTCGATTCCGAACAGCATCACAATACCTTGAATGTTATGCGATGCGTTTGTATCGTCTGTAACATACTTAATACCAATAGATGTTCCAGATCCTGCTATATTTGTTTTAATTACTGGTGACGGGTTACCATCGTAAATAGCTCCCGCATTATCAAAAATTGCTTCGTTATAGAATGCGGCGGCACCTTCTCTGGTCAATGTAAAGTCCGTCGGGTTAGAAACTTCTATATCTTCGTAATCGTACACAATGCCCATTGCCAGATTGATTGTGCCTTCTGCACGTAAATACGTAGATATCTTTAAAAAGTGTTTACGTAACTCAGGGTCGCCCATGTGATAGAACGGGGTCTGGAACAAACTAAAGATGTTTTCGCCATCAAAGTCTGTGCCTTGCTCTTGTCTGTGGACCTTGCCTTCGCTGTCCCCATGAATTACGAATTCGTTTTGGCCAATGTAACCAGAGTCTGCACAAGTAGCAGTTATACCCAAAAGCTGACCAAATTCAAATGCAATTCCACCACCAGAGCTTTGGCGTAACGCACCGATTACTCCGTTTGACTCTGCGGCACTAAATAAGATTCTAAATTGTGATTTAGAGCGGATAACAACAGAGTTTAATGTCGTCAGTACCTGTGTGCTTTGTAGATCGTTAACTAGTGATTGGATGTTTTTAGAGATTGTTTCTAACTCTACGTCACCGATACGATCTGTACCCGACACGGGGCGTAATCCATCAGGCCCTAAGAAGAGTAGATCACCGCCAATCTCAATCACAGAATCAGGGGCAACACAACCTAAGTTATCTGTGACTTCCTGTACCGTAAAGTCTGCAATGCTTGAGCCAACGATCTTTTTAATTTGGTTTGTACCAAAGACATACAACTCGTTACGGAATTTCTTGAGTTGGATTACATCAAAGCCCATGTTAATGGACCCTGCACCGTTGGCTACAGCAAAGTCAGTTTCATCTAAAGGAGCAGAGAAGTACACAATTGAAGGTTCTGCAGGATCACCTGCTAAGAACATGTGACTTGCAAACTCACTCGCATACGTAGGGTCAGTCGGAGCATTCGCATGTGTAATCTGTACGTACGATGTGCCGTTGTAGTATGCGGCAGGGTTGACACCATCAACCAGTAAGATGCGAGGTTCAGTCCAGTTATACTTAACGAAGCGCACTTTGTCTACGCCTGTCATTGTAGGGCTACCCGCAGTAGTTATGGTATCCCAGCTATCTGTGCCATCATTCCAAGCATGCAGGTAGTTGTTACCAGAAGAAGGCGTACGACACGCAAAGATACCGTCATCAATGCCGTTAGCAACACAGACACCTAGAGTAGACCCGGTACCGGGTAAGCTAGGAAAGTCATTACTGAAGCCACTAATACGTCTGTAGCCACCTGTTACAGCAGGCTCGTAGTTAATCAGACGAGTCGCACTACCGGGTTGTTGTTCACCCTGAGACAGCAGGTCACGGTTGGTGTTAAGGCCACCCTCACAATAGACTTTGAATATCTCAAGATTATCAGCCATTAGCGGCTAACCACCCGTTGATAAAA